TATCATCCTGCCAGAATGAAATGTCTTCCGCTTGTAAAATACAGGCATTAATGTTACCATTCATTTGATTCATCAGGTACGAATTTATTACAGGTAAAGTTACAGACTTTAGCATAAAAATAATGGGTCGCTTTTCTTCGACAGAAATCTCCAATGCGGGTAACAATTCTGAGAAATTATTTACATCAGTATTTGAGAACACTAGAAGTGGATTCTCAAAGTTTTTCTTCTTACCCATTACTCTAGAAATAAGGGGACTAATATAACCCTTCTTACTTTCATACCCATCCGTAACTTTGTATTCATCTTTACCATACGGTGAAGGTTCAATTGTGATAATACCTTCTCGTCCAATTTCTTTAATTGCCGAAGATATTAGTTTCGCAATCCCTTCATCATTGTTAGCACTAACAAGAGCGACTTCATACAAGTCATCAGACTCAATATCAATCTCTCTTTTCATTACATCTAAAGCAGCCAAAGTTTGCTCTAGTCTGTTTTCTAAAGTATCCCGAATTTGAACACCGCTAATATCCTCAAACTTCATACATTCTTTAATCAATGCTTGAGCAATAACAATAGAGGAAGTCGTTCCATCTCCTGCACCCTGTTGGGCTTTATTAGCAACCTCAATCAAAAGTTTAGCACCAATATTTTTCACCTTATCTTCAAGTGAAATATGTCGGGCTACTGTAACTCCATCGTTGATTACCAATGGGGGGAGGTCATCTCTTCTATCTATAATTACACTCTTTGTTGCAGGGCCAAGAGTTACTGAAACGGCATTAGCCAATTCATCAATACCCTCAAACAAATGTTGCTTTGCTTCATCTCCATGATAAATCATTCAACCACCCCAATAATCTGTGTCTTGTTTAAAGCCAATAACTTCTCATGTCCCAAATAGAAATTTGAACCACCGAGATAAATTATTGTCTGTCCTTTTTCATACGTTTCAGAATCTACAACTGTGGCGAGATTAACTTCACCACTAACCATAATTCCTGTCTTCGTTTTGCTCTCCTTTTCCTTTGCTATTGTATAGCCATTTTCTGCTTTTATCTTCATGTTATCACCATAATGTTATCATCAGCACCACAAGAGTAATCACGTTCACAACGGTTACGCTTACGGCAATTTTGTTTGTCATACTCAACTCATCCTTCATTTCTTTCAATGTTTGTAGAATTGATATTGACGCTTCTTCTAAAAAGTCAAATGTTCTCTTCATATTCCAACACCGCCTCTTCAGGTGTTTTATCCGACTCCCACTTCTCCCTTAAATATTTCATAGGGTAGTGGTCATGGGAACTTGATAAACAACCCAACCATCTAGAAAAAGACACGCCCAAGAATCTCCTCAGCGTTTTGAAATTATTCGCTTGCATCAAAAATCCTCCAACTTTTTTGTCCTGTCTTTTCTTACAGAAACTCTTCTTCTTTTCTCTTTCTTTATCCCCAAAATCTTACACTCCTTTTCATCTAATTTCTTAGCCGCCCACCGAGAATATTCTTCATCTTTCAATAAGTCTTTTACCAAATATCCATCTGATGACCGCAATCCCAACTTTCTACAAATGTCAGGAAACGGACTTACGCTTTTACGCTTTGGTGGAACTACACTTCCGTATGTTCCCAACTTTGAATATGCTAACAATGGGTAAAAGTAATCCCCACTATTCATCATCGCTTTTGAAACGTGCATCAACTTTTGATTCTTAGGCTGTGAAGCAACCACCCATGAAAGTATTTGCATTGGTGGCGGTTGATATGTTTTCAAAACCGATAAATATTCATCTCTATCTGGCATTCTAATATAGGCATTTGTCATAGCCCATATGTTGTCATCTACAACTTTGTAATCCTGCGAGTTTTTCGCTTTTGCTCTTAGGATAATTTGATTGTAATTCTTTCTACCTGCCATCTTAATTTGACAGCAATCAATTATCACTTTGCTTACATCTTTTTTGTTCTTACTAGTTAGGACAACATTACGACCTGAGTAAATCAAATCCAATATCTTATCCTTATCGGGCTTGTAATGCACATCTTCAATGATAATGCCAATCTCCAAAGGCCAAGAATATACGTCACTAATTGGTATGTCGTTGGCATAGAATATTCTATACTCTTTACAACCAATCAATGTCTTTGCCTTTGTAGTTACACCCGTTCCAGATTTACCTACTACTAAGAATGGTTTGTTCGTCTTCGTCTTCATTTAAAACCCTCTCAAATCTATACTTACTATCCTCTTCTAAATGTTCACCATTTCTAACCATGTTCATAACCCTCTTGAATTTACGCCATGACTTACTCTTTGTCGGTGAGTCTGGCATCAAATCACATACTCTCAGTATATCGAATCTTCTCCTAACAATAATTGAATCTACTCTACGACCACGTTCTCTAATCATCACATGATGAATGTTCATCGCTGTTAATGACCTGCTAACAGGTTCAAGTAAATGTTCTGGCAATCTCATCATAATCTTATAACGAGGTTCATACCCACCCTTTACTGTTGTCATAGAAAAAGATGGTATTGCTGTTAATATAAAAATTCCTTGCATTTGTCCTTCTGAATACATCACGGTCCACCTAAAGTATCATAGAGTGTGGTTTCCCACAAATGATACTCCTTGTGTCCTTTAATAAACATTCCTGCTTTATCTTTAGGTCCGATAAATGTTTCTCCACAAATAAGACAATGCACTTTGACAATCTCGGACATTTCACGGATTCCGTCTTGTCCAATAATGTCTACAATGTTTCCTACTGTGAGGGGGCTATTAAAGTCTAATTCTTCATCCCACATACGCTCTCATGTAATCTCTAATCGTCATAGACTTATTAAGATTTGTGGGAACATGTGAAACCTCCTTTACTTTTTCCTTAGTCAAATTTCCGTTTTCTAGAAATTGTGATAACATTTTTGCCACTTTCTCACCAGATTTGATATATCTTTTCTTTTGAGCGTCATTCCAGTTTACATAGCAACAGTTTGGATATTCCAAATATTCCTCGCCTTCTAAGAACTCAACCAAAATGCATTCTATAATTCTATTTACACCTTCCTCAATTGTATTGGGTGCTTTTTCATCATCATAATGCATACTATCTACTCCAATGGATTTTCAACTTCATCCAAAACCCATCGCAAGGTTTTGACAACACCCCGAAGTGCAGTATAATTTCTAAGGCATTCAGCATTTTGCTGAGTATTCATTTCCCTAGAGTTCCACAAATCGAACCATTGTTTTTTCTTTTCAATTGCTTCTAAAAGCATCTCATGTATTTCTTCTCTTTCTTTCATTATTTCACCCGATAATCTGGATGGTTTTTTGGCAATCTATGTTTGCGTCTTTCCATCATATTAGTTAGGAAAGTTCCGATAGATGCAACGCTTTGTGTAAAACGTTTTTCAGCAACTTCATCGTTAGTCGGAACCATGTCAAATTTTAGTCGTTCCAGATTTTCAGCAACCGCCAAAGAATCTAGAATGACATTTAGAACTTCGTACTCTCCATGAGTTACCGTTCTAATCCTACTCACTATTCCACTCTCCGAATTCAATATCGTTCAGCGAGGTATTATCGTCGGCATCTGTTCTGTTTGACCTTATGTTATTAGTCAAATCCATTATGGACAAATAGGCCAATTGAACATCTTGTGTTCTTAATCTTGATGTCGGTCCTCGTTTGTTGGCTTCATAGTTTGCCAATCTCACTAGTGCTTCCAACAACATTTCAGCCCTGTCCTTAAATTCATGAACAGCGTCTTCCGTTATTCCTCTTTTTCCTTTCCACATTCTTCTTACTTCTCTAATGCTAACCATTTTTTTAATCCTCCTTCGCTATAAAAGTGTCTTACATTTCCTACTATATCAACACAAATCCACATAGAACCCACAGGGCTATCAACCCTAAATGTAGTCCATCCTAACTTCAACATTCCCTCGCTTACAAATTCATAAGACGTTCCAAAAAGACGATTGTATTCCAAAGAAACAAACATCAAATTGTCCCGTATGTATTGTATTACATGGGGATGTTGGATATTAACCCATAACTCTCCTTCAACTTCATAATTTCCATTGGTGCAAATTTTACAACCAGAATTACATTCCATAGGACAACTTATCACCCTATGTTCAGTAGTGGGGAATCTCACAACTTGAATTGTTCTGTCCACACTACCTTCGTCATTACTTCCTTGTCTTCCAATTTGTCCCATTTCAAATACTCCTGATTTCCAATAACAATTGCTTGGTCTAAGATAGGTCTCCAGTTACGCAAAGTATTGGTATCTGTTCCAGACCAAAATGCTGAACCAAATGGGTGAGTATGAATCCAACATTTAATGGGTATTTTCATACCTGCAACCATAACTCCACCATAGTCTACATACCCAGGCGAACCACTATTCATAAATAAACGTCCATCTCGGTCAATAATTACTGATATTTCTAA